TTATGACTCCAGGCGATACTATGTATCCAAGTGTCATGAATTGGTCAGATAAACCTGGTGGTCAAGGATACAGGAAAGAAAAATATCCTTTAGGAGAATATTTTCAATCTGATATTATTATGGCAGCTAAGATGATGTCAAAAAAAACATATCAAACAATTAATTATGACATACATAGCCAAGGCGAAGACCTGGGGTGGTGCGCCAATGCTGCACAAGCTGGACTAAAGTTATTTTCTGCGTCTTACCTTTATGCTCCTCACATTATGCACAAAGCAATGTTAGAGCACTTTCTAAAGCATGGCGACCCAAGATATCTTAGTTATTTAGAGATGTCGTAGAAAGTATGATATATTTGTATAATATTGTTTAATCTTATAAATACTTCATTTACTATAAATAACGAATAGTTATATTTGGAGATAAAAATGGCCTTTGATTTCATAGAGAACTTTACTCTTGAACTACCAGATTTTTCAAAAATACAAACAAGCTTTTCTGAGTCTTTTAATGATAAGCGTGGTTTAATCATCGAAGTGGCTGCCATACACGAGCGGTCTTACCGCAAATTATAATAACTATTCAGCTCAAGAGCTAGAAAAAGCTTTACAATCTTGGGTAGAGCCTTATCCAAAGCCAATTATTTTAAATCATGATCTAAATGGTGAGCCGATTGGCAGAGTTATGGCAGCTAGGATGGATAAAGAAGTAGATGGAGCTAATTTCGTAAGGCTACAGATAGCAGTTACAGATCCGATTTCTGCACAAAAGATTTTAGATAAAAGATATCTGACAGGGTCTGTTGGCGGAAGGGCCGGTAAGGCTGTCTGCTCTATATCTGGGGATGACTTGGCTCAAGAAGATGACACTGGCAGGCCAAAATTCCCAAAGTATAAGAGAGGCAAGGTTTATAAAGGTAAGTTAGCTTTTATAGACATGCAAGATATCTCTTTTAAAGAGTATTCTTTCGTAAATCAACCCGCAGACCAAAGGTCGGGAGTAAGATCTTCTAAAAAGATAGATGGTTCAGTAGATACCGCTGATTCCGACAATTGGACAGCCAAAACCTCAGCCTTTATTTTACATATGGACGAAGAGGATATAATTTCGGTTGAAGAAAACGAATCAATTTTTAATGGTCTTAAAAAAAAGGAATCAAGACCCCTATATCTGCATCTTAAGGGAGCGTTCTTAACGGCAATGGCACTGCAAGAAAGTGAAACTGATGGGCAGAAAGATAATACATTACTATTTGCTAAGAATAATGTAGATAGCAGTCGTGAGGAGAGCCCTAGCATGAATACAGAAGTTAAAGACGAAAATGTATTAGAAGTTGTTGAATGTTTAGCGCAAGATCTAAAGGCATCTTCGGCTGAATCAACTCCAGAAGTGGAGCAGACGCCAGAGGAACCCGCAACTGCCGAATCTGCAACTGCGGTAGAAAATCCAGAAAAGATCTCATCTGATGATTCAGAAAAGACAGAAGAACAAGCAGAACAAGCTGTTGAATCTGTAGACGCTGAAAAACCAGAAGAGGCTTCTTCAACAGATACCGAAGAAGCAAAAGAGGCTGAAGAGCCAAAAGCAGAACTCAGTGACAATAAAGAAACTGCTGAGCAAAATGCCGATGAGACTCAAAATAAAATTCAGTCTCTTGAAGAAGAAAATAAAAAACTCAAAGAAGCACTTCATCGCACTCTTGCTGAAAGAGTTGTTGATACAAAAATTGCTCTTGGAATTGAATCAGCAGAAGACAGGGATGCTCTCATCGAAGATCATATGAAGAGAACAGCCACATCACTTGCTGACTCATTAAGAGATATGGCAAAACTGCCAATTGCTAATTCAACAAAGACGAAAGAATTTGTTGACATTACGGTTGATAGTGAAGTAGTATCTAACCAAGAACAAAATGTATTGACAATCGATCAAGAAGCCGCAGTAGATGAAGAAAAAGAAGAGAACACAGCAGAATCAATGCTGGAAGATCTTCTCGTCGATGCTTTAATGGGTCGTAAGAAACTCTAATAACAACAAGGAGATAAAAACATGAGCTTAGCAAAGTTTCGTAAGGTAGGAACTAAGACTGGCGCGGGTCGTTTTGTGGTCTCAGAGGGTATTGCACCTTCGGCCTACATTCTTCCATCAGTTGCACTTCCAACCTGGTACGTAGATTCAGAAGATGATCGCTTTGAAATCGTTATTCCAAAAGGCGCAATCCTTTCGGTTGTAACAGATGGCAATGGCGATTCACGTTTTGTTCCAGCTAACGGTAGCGCATCCTCAGTAACATGGGGTGACACTATTTCCGGTTGGAATCCGTTGGCTGGTGCAACACCAGTCGCTTCACCTTCTGGTGACACACAGGCAGTTGCTGCCCGTTCGGTCCCAGTTGGTTGCGCACAATACGATCTTTACAGACCATTTGACAAAGGCACATCGCAAGGTGCTGGCTTTATCACCCATGGTTATGTAGAGTATCCCATGGTTACAAACGTCAACGCAGATGTTGCCGCTGGTGACTTGATCGCCCCAGACTTTATGGGTCGCCCAAGAAAACTTTCGGCTGATGATGCTGCCGAGTTTCCATGGTTGCAAGTTGGTAAAGTGATTGAAGTCGAAAAGTTTGCAACGAACTTCGATGACGGTCTACTTTCCTACATGCAGCTACCGTCAGACCCAGGTGCTTTGAAGACGGTATATGAAATTACACGTGAAGGCACCTTTAAGAACAAGTTGGGCATCCGTTCCAATTTGGATGTTACGAACGTCGTTGGCGCATTCCGCGTCAACCTGACGCTCTAAACTAAGAGAAAACAACAACAGGAGGATAGATCCTAAGATGAGTAAGACAATACAAGAACTCCTCTCGGGTCTCCCAGCTTGGGAAGCCGCATTTGCTGAGGATGGTTACATCGACTCAGAGAGCAGAGTGACAATTAAGGAAGCCTTCGCATCATCTGATGCCGCAGCGCTATTCCCCAAGGTCATTTCGCGCACTCTGAAAGAGGCAGCCGAACCACAGCTTTTGGTGACTCCGCTCCTTTCAACAGTACGCCTCGGCAAGGGTCGTTCTTTGGAATTCCCAGCGGTAAACGCAATTCAAGCTGCTGAGATACCAGAAGGACAAGAATACCCAGAGCAGGCACTCGCATTTGCTAAGCAAGTCGAGGGCAAGGTGTCCAAGAAGGGTGTCAAGCTGGCTTTCACAGAAGAAGTTATTGCTGACTCACTTTGGGATATCGTAGGAATGCATGTTCGCGCCGCAGGTCGTGCTATGGCACGTCTTAAGGAGCAGATTGCATTAAGCCGATTCAAGGATGCTGCAACAGTAGTATTTGACAACGCCGGCGGTGGCTACGATGCCACAACCGGTCGTGGAATCACAGGTGCATTTAATAATACAATTACCTGGGATGACATTGTCGATATGTCCGCTGTTTTGATGGCCGAAAACCATGTTCCAACAGATTTCATTCTACATCCGCTGATGTGGTCTGTCTTCCTGAAGGATGCAATCTTCCATGCTGATGGTGCAGCTTCGGCTGTAAACAGCAGCTGGGGTTATCGTCCACAGTCAAAGGAAGGTACGCTTAACTCAACAGCCCCATTGGGCTTGAACGTTATCGTATCGCCCTTTGTCAGCTTTACTGCAAAGAGCGGCGCAACAGCAGCCAAATCAGACCTGTTCTTGATTGATCGTAACGAAGTTGGTACTCTACTTGTCAAAGACGACATGAGCACCGACCAGTTCGATGATCCTTCACGCGACATTCGCTCAATGAAGATGAAAGAACGCTATGACATCGTCATGCTTGGAGATGGTGAGGGAATCACCGTAGCCAAGAACGTAAGCCTCGCCCGTAACTACGAGATTCGTGTTACAAACGAAGCTACAGCTGGCGGTCTTTAATAGCTGAATTATCTTAAGATCGTTATAGTTACTAAATCTTGAGAGAGATCGGGGGGTGGCGCAAGCCACCCCTTATCTTTTTATAGCTTTTGAATTACTAGTTATTTATAAGTTATGTAGGAGCTAGCCGTGCCGTTAAATTTGATTGATTATGCAGCAGTTAATGTTGATAGGGTCAAAATTAAATTTGGTAGAACAATAAAGATAGCTTCAATAACAAATAGTAAATTCATTGTTCAAACCTCTGCCGCAACGCCAACTGTTGTTCAGGATCCATTTAAAACAATAAATGCCCTATCTGACTATAGTACAATTTCTAGAACCTTAACACTTTATTGGAATAAAACGCTTGTATCTGGGCAAGAGTATTACATAAGGTTAGTTGGTCTTCTTGATGCCGCAAATGAAGTAGTTCCAGAAGAAAAAATAGTATTTACAAAACAAGATGCGGCAACACCATCTGGTATTTCGGCCAATGTAGTTCCGGTTCTTGAGGAAATATATGTCGAAGATCAATCGGTTCTTCTTGAGGCTTATACCTCTTATCAAATTATAGCTAAAAATCCAGAGTTTTATATTAAAGACATAGATCCTAAAAATGGATCATTTTATATCGACAATGATTATAATGATGGAAGGTTAACTATAACATTTAGTTCTAGACCAGCGATAAACTTCTTGACAAATAAATATTTTAAAGTTCAAAGAAAAAAAATTCAAAGAACCCCATCCAGATGGGAGACTGTTGTAGTAAAAGTCCAAATGCACTCTTGGAAACCAGAAGTCTATATAGATTTTCCCTCAAACGACGCAACACCGGTATTTCATATTGAAAATAAAACATATTTTGAAACTGGTTACAAATATAGAATTACAGTTTCAAAAGAAATAGGTATTTAAATGGCAAATACTGTTTACGCAAAAGCAAAACAGGCCTTGTTAGAGGGAGATCTTGATTTAACCGGCCAAAGTTTAAAAGTGTTATTTATTAAAAAATCTTTGTACACTCCAAATTTTTTAACAAATCAATATGTTTCCGATATACCACCAGAAGCTATAGTATTTAGAACGTCTGATCTTAGTGGGGTTACAGCTCAAAATGGCATACTTGACGCCACAGATCTTTTAGAAGATTCTTATTTAGGAACAGCATTTAGTGCGATTTTATTATATCAAGTAGGTACGTCAGACTCTAATTCAAGATTAATATTTTTTATAGATGAATCAGAAGGTTTACCGTTTACTGGAACCGGAGAGTCTTTACTATTAACACTACAGTGGAATAATGAGCCAGGAAAAATACTAAGCCTATAAGGAAACTATGCCGACTAATTATCCTAACTCCTTAGATATATTAATAAATCCAACAGTTTCTGATAGTTTAAATTCTCCTACTGTTCCTCACGTCGAACAGCACTCAGATCTTAACGACGCAGTAGAAGCTATTCAAACAGTCGTAGGAATCAATCCAGCTGGATCACATTTGACAATAAAAGACAGAATAATTGCAGCAGAACAATCTATTCTTAATCAATCAGTATTAAATGGTTTAACTGATGTTACTATAAGCAATGCCGCAGTTAAGGATATATTAATTTATGATGGATCTAAATGGGCAAATAAATCTCTTGAATCAATAGCTGACAACAGCGCAGAGTTACTTATTAATGGAGGAAATTTTTAAATGGCTAATGTTTTAAGAATTAAAAGAAGACCTGGAGGTAGCGCTGCTGGCGCACCAAGTTCATTAAAAAACGCTGAATTAGCATTTAATGAAGTAGATAACATTCTTTATTATGGATATGGAGATGACGGTACCGGAACAGCAAACACTATTCCAGCAATTGGTGGCACAGGTGCATTTGTATCCTTAAGTAGCGCTCAAACAATTTCGGGAAATAAAACATTTACAGGAACAGTATCAGTTGAAGCACCATCTGCTGATACACACGCCACAACTAAAAATTA